ACAGGTACTGGTGCAATGGTTAAGAGTGTTGCTATAGGTGCATCTTATAGTACTGCTGATGCAACATTTACAGTTGGATTTACAAGTGCTTCTGACGGTAAGTTCATTGCTTCCTTAACTGCTGCTCAAACAAGAACTTTAAACCAAGGAAGATATGTATATGATATTAACGTTAGTTCAGGTGCTACAGTTTATAGAATTGTTAGCGGAAATGTAATGGTCAACCAAGGCATCTCTACTGCACTATAAATAATAAAACAGAGGAACTGTATTAATGCAACCATCCACTCGCCAAGAACTAGTTACTTACTGTAAGAGACAATTAGGTGCTCCGGTGCTGGAGATTAATGTTGCCGACGAACAGATAGATGATATACTAGACGATTCTATTCAGTATTTTCAAGAAAGACATTTTGATGGAACCATCCAAATGTTTATGAAGTATAAGGTAACTGAAGAAGATATTAAAAGAGGAAGAGCAAGAGACGGTAGAACAGATAATGTAGGAATAGTTACTACAACAGCAACAGCAACCATTGATGGTGGTACTACTAGTTTTAGTTGGACAGAGACTAGTAACTATCTACAGGTTCCTCCATCTGTTATTGGTGTAACGAAAGTAATGCACTTTGATGGTGCTAACACTGTTACTAACAATATGTTCAGTGTTAAATATCAGATGTTCTTGAATGATATTTACTATTGGGGTTCTACTGAAATCTTATCATATGCAATGGTTAAGACATTCCTTGAAGACCTTGATTTTGCATTAACCACACAGAAACAGATAAGATTTAACCAGAGAATGGATAGGTTATACCTTGATATTGATTGGTCAAGTCTTAGAGAAGATGATTATCTAGTAATGGAATGTTATAGGTCTTTGCATCCAGATGATTATAATAGAGTATGGAATGATTCATTCCTAAAAAGATATGCTACTGCTAAGATTAAAAAGCAGTGGGGACAAAATTTACTTAAATTCCAAGGGGTCAAATTACCTGGTGGGGTCGAGTTAAATGGTAGGCAAATGTATGATGACGCAGAAAAGGAATTGGAAGTCATCGCAGAAATGATGTCTAACACTTACGAACTTCCACCACTTGATATGATAGGTTAAGAACATGGTACTTAACCCTTTCTTTCAGCAAGGTTCACCAGGTGAACAAAGTTTAGTTCAATCGCTTATTAATGAGCAGTTGAAAATTTATGGTGTCGATGTACATTATATGCCAAGGAAGTATGTTTCTTCTGATTCAGTATTAAGAGAGGTAAATGCATCTTCATTTGAGGATGCATATCCTATAGAGGCATATATTGATAATTTTGATGGGTATGGAGATAATCCTACACTACTATCAAAGTTTGGTATTCAAGCAACTAATGAAGTAACTCTAATAATTTCTAAGGAAAGATTTGAGACTTATATCTCTCCTTTGATGAAGAACGAATCTAATATAAAACTATCAACTAGACCAAAGGAAGGAGACTTAATCTACTTCCCATTAGGAGATCGTCTATTTGAAATCAAGTATGTAGAGCACGAGAAACCATTCTATCAACTTAAGAATACTTATGTTTATGAACTTCGTTGTGAACTCTTCCGTTACGAAGACGAGGTTATCGATACTGGTGTTGACGAGATTGATGATACCTTAGAGGCAATTGAAGGTGCTGATGGTGAAGACTTTGTTATTGGAAGCACTCAGATGCTAACTCTTGTTGGAGATGCCGAACAAGCAACTGCTGTTACTACACAGGTACATGGTGCTATTCAATATGTTGATATAACCAATAGAGGTAATAGTTATACATATGCTCCACGAGTTGCAATTTCTTCTGCTCCTGCAGGTGGAGTAACTGGTGTTGGTACTGCATATCTACTTGGAGGACTTGTTGTATGTTCGGGTTCTGCTGCTCCTTATAGCAATAAGAGTGTAGTTCAACATGTTTATATGGTGAATCCTGGTTCTGGATATACTACAGGACCTGATATGGCATTCTATGGTGGTGGAGGAACAGGTCTTGCTGTTACTTCATATATGTCAAATGGTGCTATTGGTATTGTTACTGTTACAGGTGGTGGTTCTGGATATACTACATCACCAAACATCACGTTTACAGGTCTCTCAACGGTCTCTGCTGCCGCTACAGCAGTCGTAAGTAGTGCAGGTACTATTTCTGCTATACATATAACTAATGCTGGTGCAGGTTACACTACACCACCAACAATGGTTATCGCTGCTCCTACTGGTACAAGTACTGGAAGTTTCTCATTCAATGAGGTTGTAACTGGAGGAACAAGTGGTGCTACTGCAAGAGTAAGGACTTGGAATTCTACATCAAATGAAATTGAGATATCTAATGTTGAAGGAACATTTGCTAGAGAAGAGACACTTACAGGTGCTACTTCAGGTGCATCCCGTGTTATACGATTAATTGACCTAACTAATTTCGATGATGGATATGGAGATAATGATGAGTTTGAAACTGCTGCAGACGATATACTAGACTTCTCTGAAGGCAATCCATTTGGAACACCCTAAATATAATACAAGAGGTATATAATTATGTTTGAATATTTTTATAACGAAATTTTTAGAAAGACTATCATTTCTTTTGGTACTCTTTTTAATGACATTACTATTAAGCAGACAGATTCTACCGTGAAGGTGCCTCTGGCATATGGTCCTACCCAGAAGTTTTTAGCAAGATTAGAAGAATCACCAGATCTCAATAAGAGAACTGCAATGACATTACCAAGAATGTCATTTGAGTTTACTGGTCTTCAATATGATTCATCTAGGAAGGTAACTACAACTCAACAAATTACTGTTAAAGATCCTACTACAGGACAAGGAAGTAAGACTAAAAAGGCATTTATGCCTGTTCCTTATAACATGCAATTTGAGTTGAGTGTTATGACTAAGTTAAATGATGATGCACTACAAATTGTCGAACAGATATTACCATATTTCCAACCATCATATAACCTAACAGTACAGTTAGTAGAAAGTATTAAAGAGAAGAGAGATATTCCAATCATCCTAGAGAGCGTTACAATGGATGATCAATATGAAGGTAATTATACTACTCGTAGAGTCTTAATGTATACATTGAGATTTAGTGCAAAGACATACCTATTCGGTCCTGTGTCTACTGCAACATCCGATATCATCAGAAAAACAAGCGTCAACTACATTGCTGGTGGTTCCAAGTCTGTCGAAAGAGATGTTACATACTCTGTTACTCCAAGAGCAACTAAGGATTATACAGGTGATATCCTTACAAATCTCACAGAGGATATTGATGAAGTTCAGACAACTATGAATGTAACTGACGGTACTGCTCTTACTGTTAAGACTTATATTGATGTTGACGATGAAGAAATGTATGTTACTAAGATTACCAGCAATAAGATTACTGTCGAAAGAGGTAAGGATGGTAGGACTGCTGCAGCACATGTAAATGGAGCAGAAATCAAAGGTATTACTGCTGCTGATGATCCACTAATTGAAATGGGTGATGACTTCGGATTCAGCGGGGAATATACACAAGATGCTGGATTGTTCTAATGAAAATGACTAATTTAGATGATGCCTTTAATGTCGAGTCAACTATTGTTCCAGCAGAAAAGGTTGGTATAACTCCAGAGCAAAAACCTGATAGACTTACTAAGTCTGATATTGATAAAGACTATGAGTATACTCGTGGTAATCTTTACAGTATTATAGAGAAGGGTCAGGAAGCAATTAATGGTATTCTAGAACTTGCACAAGAGAGTGAGATGCCTAGAGCATATGAGGTTGCAGGACAGTTAATTAAAAGTGTCTCTGATGCAACTGATAAGTTAATGGATCTTCAGAAAAAACTTAAGGACGTAGAGGAAGAGAAGCAACAGAAAGGACCTAATACTGTTAATAATGCATTGTTTGTTGGGTCAACTGCAGAGTTACAAAAACTATTAAAGTCTGGACTACCAAAGGATTCTAAATAACTTGGGGAGAGAAATCCCGAAGTACTTTTAGTATCCATAAAATGTCGGACCAGTTACCGTCGATAGATAATTTACCAGAGAGTGAATTACCCTCAGTCGATCAATTTATAACAGAAGAACAAGAATTACCTTCTATTGAAGAGTTCGTCGAAAAGGAAGAAGAGGAGATAGTTGAAGAAGTAGAAGAAGAGATTGTAGCAGACGCACAAGATCTCACAGAAGTATTACGACTTATTAGTGATGTTAGAAAAGACATTCCTAATATACCAGAGATTAAATATTACGACGAAGAATTAGAGAAACTTACAGAACAAGTTGAAGAGGTTAGGAATAGTATCCCAGAGATACCAGAACCTCCAGAGATACCAGAAATAAAATATTATGATAATGAGATTGCTTCCTTAAGAGAAGAAGTAAAGGATCTTCCTGAACCAAAATATTATGAAGAAGAACTAGAAGGTCTTCAAAATAGAATTGATGGTATTAAACAGGAGATAGTAGATCTTCCCGAACCAAAATATTACGAGACAGATTTAGAATCTCTTAAAGAAGACATTCTTGCAGTA